GTAGGAAGCCTCTGCCACGTCATCCGATTGAATGCCCGCCGTGAACACGTAATAGCCGCGCCCGTCCTCAAAGTAGTTCTGCACTTCGGTATACGTGCTCGGTGCCGTTTCCTTTTCGATGCGGTACGATGCCGCGTATTTGTACCCGCGCCATTGCAACACAAGGAGAGCGGGGTAGGTGATACCCTGCGGTTCTGCCGTTTCGGTGCTGTCGAATACTTCAATAGCAGGCGGTTCGATGTCATTCGTGGACGTAACGACAATGGCGGTATCTGCCGAATCTTTGAGCACATAGGCATAGGTCTGGTAGTTGAACACGCGGAAAGGCGCGGTGCCTGTCCATGTGTACTGCCAAGTGCCGTAGCCTAGCTTTGTCGGGGGGGATAGGGTGGTTGCCATTATGCTATTACTATTCCATATGGTTGATTAAATTGCCCATCACCACTCCCGCCAGCTCCCCATGACCTTACAAATGTCCCGTCTGTCTGAAACACTTGGATTCTAGGTGATTGATCAGTAACAAAAACTTGGGAATTATTAATGGTAATTGCTAATGGCCCATTAAATTCTCCATCACCTGTTCCAGGAGACCCGATAGTTCTGATATGTGTTCCAGTTGGGGAATATACATCTATCTGTTCAGGTGATTGATTTACAACATAAATCTCATTATTGAAACCGCAAGTATTTACTGGATAGCCAATTCCTGACCATTTTCTTTGAAAAGTCCCCGCAGTATTAAATACTTGAATTCTATCGTTACCTGAATCGGCAACGTATAACTCGCCATTGTAAAAACTAATGCCAGTCGGGGCGTTAAATTGTCCATCAGCAGAACCATTACCACCCCACCCTCTTACATATGTTCCATTTACTTGGAATACCTGAATTCTATCAACGCTAAAAAATCCACCACCTTCCAACGTATACACTTCATTATTATAAAAAGCTATCCCACCTAATGAAGAAAATTCACCAGCCCCTGTGCCGATAGTCCCCCAACTAGTGTTAGTGCTAAAATCAAAATCTGTTATCCTGACACGCTCTATCCCTTTATCAGCAATAAATATATTATCCCCGCCGATAGCAAGTGCAGTAAAAGACGCGCCTAAAACAGAAAGTTTGTCAATATATACTCCTGACTTAGTCAGCTTTTGCACTCTTCCGTTTATGTTCTCCGAAACAAACACATTGCCTATGCCACCGAATGCCTGAAAAGCATTGCTAAATCCTTGCAGACCGCCTGATAGCCCTTGAAGGTTAGCCATTACACACGCGCCCAGTAGCGGCCCATGCCGCATTCCATCCAGTCCGCCACCGTGCTGCCGCCCACAAGAGTGGGGACGCGCATGATTAGGATAACTTCACCCACGTAGTAGTTCGGCGTTATCACGAAGTCCGCATCGCTGCTACCGTCATTGTGGTTGCGCTTGTACTCAGGGTCAGTCGCGTCTTTCGTGTAGGTTATTTCGTCGCCGTCTATGTAGGTTATCGTCTGCCCGTTGAACGGGTATTGCTGCAAGAGGTAAGGCTTGGCAACCGTGAACGAGCCGCCACTATCCGCGCCAGCCACGTTGCTGTAATTCTTGCAGGTCAGCGAATCCTCGCCAACGCTCTGCACTTCCGCGTATTTGAAATACGCGCTCCACGGGCTGATGCCGCCGCCCTCGGGGAAGTCCACCGCGTTGCCATTGTGGAACCGCCGCGTGTCCGCATTGCCGGTGTACTGTGCCCCACGCATTGGCCCTTGGGCAATGTTCCGGTTAATCTCTTTCGCCGTCAAAGGTTGACCCGGCTTTATCGGCGTGTATCCACCACTGCTATAAGGCATGGTTTCCGCTCCTAGCTAGTCGGGATTAAGTCGTTGAAGTCTACGTAATTCTGCGTGTATATCGTCTTGATGCCCACGCCATTAACAAGGTTGTCTGGTTGCTGCCCCGTTGCCGGGTCCGTGAACACAAGCACGGGGTTCCAGTCGAAGCCGTCCGCTTGAAAGGTAACGTCAACAAGATAGGTTGTCGGCGTGGTGGCGGTATCGTGAACCACGGCATTGAATCCGGTACACATCCACCGCCCTATATTGCCGTACAGCCACGTTGCGTTGTTCAGCTTGCCAAGGTACTTGATTTTCTCCAGAACGATGCTGGCGGGCTTTATAAGCCCCGTATACGTCACTTCAATCATGGGCCGCTGCTGTGGAACGCGCCCGCCTTGTTCAATCGTTTCGCTGGGGTGGTTCGGATCGGTACTTGGGAACGTGTGCGCCGTGAATGCCGGGAACCCGTTGATATCCTTAGCTGTCTGCACCTGTGACAGCGTACCATTGAAAGACGGAGTCCAAGTGCCTACAGGGCCTAGCACGTCCTTCCTGGCCGCGTAGGTGACTACGCATTTCATCTTGCTGGTTTCTTCGCCCCAGTTGCTAAACTCGCGGGATACAACGCGCAAGTTGGTGTCCACGGAAGTGGTGGCGAAGTACGCAAAATCCGTATCCATCGCCGTTTCGGCTTCCGCGATTCTTGCCGCCAATGGGGTGCCGCTGCCAGCCGTCAAGCCCGTGATATAGCACGTGCGCGTGAAGGATGCCGCCGCGCCCATTTCTTGGGTGAAGCTGAAGGACTCTTCTACGGGGTCAATGATAATCGCTACGGCCATTTGTCTATCCTGCCACAGCCACGGCGGGCCGCATGGTGTTGGTTACGATTTGCTTGGAAGCGTCTAGGATGCCCTGCAAGAGCGGGATGCTAGCGTCTGCACCTGTACGCGCATCGCCTGCCGCCATCGCGCTACGGGCAGCGAAGGACGTAGGGGACGCGTTAGCCGTGCCGCCGGTTGAAGTTGCGCCAGTACCGCCAAAGATACGGCCAACATTCTGCGCAAACTCGCCAGCCCGCATCGCCGTGCCTTGGCCGGTGTCTTTGGATAGCTTGGCTTGCTCTTCCATTTCGCCGGTAATGCCCTCTTGGTAGCCAAGCTCCTTTTGAAGCGTGGGCAGCAATCGGCCCGCCTCGCTTTCTTTCTGAGACTTGCTACCAAACATGTCCATCAACGCCTCGGTTATCTTGTAACCAAATCCATTCTTGTCTACACCTTGCTCGCCACCCATCAAGGCGTTGATACCGGAAACGAAAGCGTTATCTTTCCCGCTGAATCGAGCAATCATCGCCTCGGTGAATTTATACGCAAAGCTGTCACCCGCAGCCGCGCCCGCAGCTTCGGCTTGAGGTTTGCCAGCCTCATTGCCTGTAAAGATTCCTTTGACTAGTGCCCGACCAATGTCTTTATATTTATCAATGCTCTCATTGTAAGCATCGCCCGACTTAGAAAATAAATCATTTGCAAAATCCCCCATAGCACCACCACCTTTAAGCATTTCCATTCCGTTATCGAAAAATGATTTCTGTCCTTTCTCGAAATCCATACCGGCAAAAGGGTCTAGGCTAACGCCTGTTATCCCCTTCATTATTGCGCCAATTTCATCAGTCCAGAAAAAGTCGCGAAATTGCTTTATTGCGCCAATTATATTGCTAATAGCAATCATTACAACGCCCTGTATTTTCTGAAATACAGTTACAAACGCGCCAGCAAATAAGTATAACTCTGCCTTTCTAGCAGACAAGGATGATGACATTACCTGCATGAGAGTTCCTAGAATCCCGCCTATCGGCTTTAGGGCACTATTCATGCCGCGCAACGCTTCACTTATTCCCTTGATATTTCCAATGGTGCCAGTCATGGAATCCATTAGCTCGCCAGCCATTTCTACGCGAAGCGCAGTCAAGCTGTTATTCATTTGCTTTATCTGGTATTCAGTGGTCTTGTAACGTTCGGCAGCTTCTTTGGAACGTGCGTTGTTTTCTTCAAAAGCGGTCGCAGAGTTGCGAATGTTTTCTGTTACCTTTTCATTCGCATTAGCAAGGCCTAGCATAGCCTGCGAAATACGGATATCTTCCATGCCGAGCTTTTCAAGTAAGAGATAGGTATTGCCGCCAGCCTCGCTAAACCTATTAAGGCCAGCCGCAACCGAAAGGATTGCGTTAGTGGCGTTAGCACCAAATGCTTGTTGAAATTCTGCGCTAGACTGTCCAGCAAGGGCAGCGAACATTTCCAGTTCTTTGCCACCTGTTGCCGCAGCCTTGCCAATATCGGTAATGATGCGGGACATAGCCGTGCCGCCCGCTTCCGGTGCCATGCCAACGCTGATAAGCGAAGCCGCCAACGCAGCAATCTCGGAATCAGCCATCTTTGCGTTCTTTGCCATAGCAGCAAACCGCAAAGACGTATCAAGTATTTCACCCTCGTTCGCGCCTGAAGAGTTACCCAAGGCCACAACCGATGATGTGAGATTCTCAATCTTTTCTTGTGCCAACCCCGTTACTAGTGCCCATTTGGAAAAGCCGATAGCAGCCTCATCAGATGTGAGATTAGAGGCTATCGCCATTTCTGACATAACCTCTGTGAACCGTGCTATGTTTTCGGTACGGATACCGATCTGCCCAGCCGCGCCCGCTGCTCGGAATAGTTCCGTTGCGCTCTCGCCTGTAGTAACGGATAGTTGAGTGAGTTCCATCCGCAATGATGCAAAATCTTGCTCGCTCGCATTTACTGTTTTGCGCACGTTCGCAAACGCGCTTTCAAACTCAATAGCCTCACGTACACCTGTGCGCACCTGATTGGCAAACGCAAGCAACGCTCCGCCCGTGCCTACCATACCCGCAAAGGATGATGTAAGCCCGCGCATTGCGCCAGTTATGCCGCCAGCCGTCCGCTGGAAGCCTTGCAGGCTGCTACGGGCAGAATTCATGTTGCGGTTAAAAAGGTCTGTCTTGGCAACTAGGCTAACCGCTAGTGTTCTAGTGTCTTGTCCAGTAGCCATTACACGATCACCTTTATTCCAGCTTTACCCATTGCCGCCTGCGCAGCCTCGTACAACTCTTTCGGCGTTTTCGGTTGTGTCGCCATCTTGCGGATAACACCATCGAACGGCATTAGGTCCATACCCTTGGGAATGCTCTTTGCACCCGCACTGGCATAAACCACCTGACACAAATGGGCCAATAGCGTTTCCATGCCGTGCGTACCCCAAGGTTCAACCTCAAAGAAAGCCCGCCAGTCTGCGAATTCATCCGCGCTTAAACTGTCAATCTCCGCAAGTGTCTTGCCCAGCCCTAAAGCTAATCGGTGCCGGAAGAGCCAACCGGGATCGTCTCGCAGTTTTTTTCCGCTAACGCCTCGGGCGATATGTCTATCTTATTTAGACTCATGGCCGCAGCAATGATGCGTTCCACCACCGCGCCGTTCTTATTCTGAATCGCCGGAATATCCTTCTCATTGAATATCCGCGTGCCAGATTCATCGCAGGCGCACAAGTACACCATGAAGGAATTCAGGGAGTCTGTGTCGCCTTTCGAGAATGCCCTATCAACGCGCATCCGGTCGCCTGCCGTCATGTTGTAGACGTACACCGTGCAGCCCCACTCAGGGCATTCCACGGGTACGCAACGCCGATCATTCGCGCCTAGAATCTGTTCGCGCAGGTCCATTAGAAAGCTACTCCTTGTTTATGGGGTGGTGTCTTCAGTTACCGCTCCGGCAACCTTTAGCTTGATTGTCTGCTGCATCGTCTCGCCAATCTTCGCGGAGGCTCCAACGTCAATACAAAAGCATGACGCTGCCCAGCTAACCCCAGAAGCCCATGCGATAGTCACAACTTCCGCAGCCGCCGCAAGCAAGGTTCCGGTCGCATCGGTGCAGTTAAAGTAATACGTCATGCTGAATTCGCCACCTTCCACAAGGTCAGCGGGAATGTATGTGTGCGTGCCGCTTGTGCCCATATGGGTACTTTTCAAAGCATCACGCGAACGGCCATCGGCAGACACATCAATCAACTGTGGCGCGAATCCGGTTGTCCCAAAGGTTACCGTTGCGCCTGTTCCATCTACTGCTGTTCCAGCCATGATAAAATCTCCTTAAGCCCGTTCGGCTATTAGCTCAAATCTTCCGTAATCGCGCCCGCAACTTTCAGCTTTACCGTTTGCTGCATGGTCTCACCTATCTTTGCGGACGCGCCGATATCGATACAGAAACAAGATGCAGCCCAGCTAACACCCGTGTTCCATGCAATCGTTACCGTTTCAGCCGCAGCCGCTAACAGCGTTCCCGTTGCGTCCGTGCAGTTGAAATAGTAGGTCATACTGAATTCGCCGCCCTCGACCAAATCAGCCGGGATATAGGTATGGCTTCCGGTCGTTCCCATGTGCGTGCTTTTCAGCGCGTCACGGGTGCGACCATCCGCTGAAACGTCAATCAATTGAGCGGCAAAAGTGGACGCGCCAAAAGTCACTGTCGCGCCTGTTCCGTCTACTGCTGTTCCTGCCATTGCCGTATCTCCTTTAGGTCATCGCTGACCATTCATATTCTTGCGTTACCGTATGCACCCGCGAATCGCTTCCGTCCGCCGGGTTAAACGTTTCATCATCCTCGCGCATCAAGTGCAACCTTCTAAATTGCACGCTATCGCCGCCTATCGTTACCGTCACTATCTCCGCACCGTCCAGCGTTGCGCGTATCGCGTCCGCTAGCGTATCCGCAGCCGCCTTGGTTTCAGCGTATGCCGTAAACTCTGTGTTGCCTTGCCAATGTCCTGAAGCTGCCACGCCGCCCATGTAGTGCGCAGGCTCCGCGTTGTTGCGCAGGTACGTTATGAACGGCATAACCACATCGCGGGGAACGTCATCAACCGGGCAGACCGTGATATCGGTATTGCTCGCGGCAATCACCGCCGCGCTTTCGCGTAGCAGCTTTCGCATTGCGTATTCCGGTCGAAGGTAACCCATGTTCTATCTCTTGAAAATTTCGTTGAAAATGTAATCGCGGTACTCTTGCCCAAGCCGTTCCTGCATGGCATCAAAACTTTCCGCCCATATCGGATTAGCCTTTATGCCGGGGTGCTTTATTTCGCGCTTGCGCTTAGGCTGGACAATCGTATGGGGCTTGGTACCACCCTCGAAAATGTGTGCCCACCGTGCAAAGTTGCGAATTCCCTTACTAGCCTTCACCTTGGTTGACTTGGTACGAATCCGCCCGCGAACACCACCGCGCACCACGTTGACGCTAATTCCGATTTGCTTGCTGTACACCGCCCGCGCCTGCGCATTCATGGCGTTAAGGTCACTCTTGACGCGCTGCCGTATCTTGGCCTGCACTGGAAGCAAGGAATGTCGCACGGCACGCCTGATTAGATTTCCCGCAACCTTGCGGTCCATCTTTTGCAGCTGCCGGTCGAGTTCAAACCCGCCTTGTACCTTTATGTCGAACAGCACAGCCATTCAGGTTACCTCTACGCACTTGCAGGTCATGTCAGACTTCCTGCCGTCCAAATCGTAAACGCTCGCTATATTCAACTGTCGATACAAAATGACCTTGGAGTTGTCCGCGTGGTTCGCAAGCGTGCTACCAAAAGCCGCCCGCACAACCGTGATTGTGTTACCACTCACGCTGGACACCGTCATAAATTCATCGTCTATCCGCAACGCCCTTACTCGGCGTGTCTGTGCAAATTCAACGAATGCCGCATCGTCAACCACAACCGCCGTGCCGTTGGTAATCGCACCGTTCAACTGCCCATACAGTCCATTGATTAGGAACCGCCGTTGAGTATTGATATCGTTGCGATAATTGACGCGCACGGTATGGGTTACTTCCGCCGCATTCTGTCCTGATTCAACTGATTCCGTCCCGCCGTCTGGCGTTACTTGCGCGTATACAAGGCCAACATTGACCCAAGATTCTTCCGGCTCGCCCGTGGTGCTATTTATCGACCTTGTCGGCTTTTGCAGGAACAACATCCGGTTTTTCAGGCCCGCTCTTGGCATCTAGGTAATCTCCATACGTGGCAACCTTGCCAACCGTAAGCCGCTCGTTGTCCGCAGCCGGGGCCACTATGCCCGCCGCTATCGCCCGCTCCACCCAATCAAGGTGCTGCTGTCCCATGCGCTTTGCGCACTCTTCCGCGTCAAAAACAATCACATGGCCCGCGTGGCAAATGTTGCATTTCTCTTCCACAACTAGCTTGCCGTCTTTCTTCACCACCTGCTTGTAGGTGAAGCCGGGAGGGGTTACACCTTTGAGTACAAGCAATTTCTTTGCAGCCATTTCAGCAATCTCCTAGAAATTAAAGTTTCTGTCTTGCCACAAAAGTATTTTTGCGGACTGCGGTATCTGGTTGACGCTACTACCAACAATCGTATTCTCGCGCTGTGTGTACATGTCGCCAAGAATCAAGCGCACAGCGTGCCGGATGTTTTCAGGGACGCTTGCACTCGTTGCGCCGTATCCAGCCACGAACGTGATAATTACCGCGTTCACACGGTCGGATTCCGTTGCAGGCCAT